GTGCCGTAATGGCACTCTGACTAAAGACCTTGTTAGGTCAGTATCAATTTCCTCATTTTCCTTATGGAAAGTGGGTGCAGCTGGTTCTGATGGTCCCAGGCAACTCAGGGATTGTTCGAGTTCCAGTGAGAGAGGATAAAGCATCCTGCTCTCTAGCGAGAGTAGTGGTTCTTCTAGAGATTAGAAATGTCTCTAGGCCATTGGTGGCGTGAGCCAGCTTGGTTAGAACTTACACTGGACTTATTTCAGTCCAGGGCATCTTCTCCGGTTTTGGATCTCTAAAATATAAAGTTGGGTTGCTAGTCCGGTGTGGGTGCGCTTGCGTGCTCATGTCGGTCTGGTTACCTAACGGGGTTAGGTAAGGTACTATTAGTGGTTCCAAGGGATAAAGTGTTCCTTGGATTAAACGAGGTGATTCGTACACCCGGCCCTCCCGAGAGGGAGAAGCTAGTGAAGGCCTTATCATTGATTCATAATAAGGGGAGGATAACCCTACGGTAATCCCTACCTACCCCCTGAGGGGTGCCTGCAGCCCTCGCAAGAGGAAACTGAAGGAAAAGGGAGATGTAAATCTCGTATTAATGCTCAAACTTCTATCGAATACCAGAACTTCGTTCCAGCATTCTTTAGTCGCTCGAGCCTTAACCTTTTCTTGGCATTTCCACGTGAAAGCGTGGAAAGCGATGGTCGGGCCACTCGTAAGAGTGACTCGGCTTATCGTAGGTAAGGTAACACGATCTTGGGTTTTATCTGTCCTTCACTTTTCGCGGTGTGCTTCGCACTTGGCGAGAACTCAAGGCGTTAAAGGATTGGCTCGGTATCTTAAAACCTCTCACATCCTTCTTATGAAGGGTGCGGCAGGCGATCGGATTTCCGATGTCCAACCCCTTGGTGCCAGAGTTGGTCGCCGGGGACAATTGCCGGGCATTATTCCAGCCTGGCATCGGAAGCAGATCCGGGCGGGGGCTGTACCTGTTATCAGACTCTGGTTGTCCTTATTCGGGTTATACCGAGTATTGGATTATCCAGGTGTTCTGAAAACGAGTACAATCACCGATCCCGGGACTGCTTTCGATCTAGCGCCTTTACTTAAGTTCATTCCTTTATTCTTCAAAAACCTGAAAGGGTTTGCGAAGGTAGAGTTTAAACCTAAGTATTCGCCTAGAATTATCCTGAAATCAGGGCCTGGTACTAGTAGCGAAGATGGCTTTGGTACAACTACCTCAGTCATGGTGGCCACGGCGCGGTCTATCTTCGAGTCTCCCCTTTGGGGATCCTTCCAAGAAGTCGCACGCGGCCTACGGATTCCGGAATGGGCAACCACTCTGGAACTCGTAGCTACTGGTGCCATTGCTACCGGTTTGCCTTCTATTCCTTACCTTGGTAAGTTAGGATTAAAAGACGAACCTGGTAAAGTGCGAGTGTTTGCTATGGTAGACTGGTGGACTCAGAATCTGTTGGAGCAGCTCCACGATTATTTATTCTCATACCTTCGGAAAATTCCGCAGGACGGAACATTTGATCAAGGAGCCGCAGTCAATTCGGTGCAAAAGATAATTCAGGATGGACACACTACGGTGTTTTCACTTGATTTGTCAGCTGCAACAGATCGCCTGCCCATTCGGATTCAGATTCCACTGGTCAATTATCTATTCCCAGGGTTAGGAGAACCCTGGGGGCATCTCCTGGTTGGGAGAGCCTACCGGTTGGCTAAACGACAGGATGGAAAAGTCCTTCAAACGAAGGATCTCTTCTATGCTGTTGGGCAGCCGATGGGGGCTCTTTCCAGCTGGGCTATGCTAGCTTTCACTCACCACTTCCTGGTGCAGTACTCAGCGAATCGTGTGGGGCATGAAGGATGGTTTCCACTCTATGCCATCCTTGGGGACGATATCGTCATCGCGGATCGACGAGTCGCCTTATCCTATCTTAAGGTAATGGAAACCCTTGGTGTAGGAATCTCCATGCACAAATCCTTGATTTCCGGAAACGGAAGTTTTGAATTTGCGAAGAGATTCGTATACAAAGGGGTCGATGCTACAGCTATCTCCTTGGCGGAAATAGCCGTGGCGTCGACGAGCCTAGCGGCTCTTGTCATGCTTTTGGATAGAATTGGGCGATTCCGAAATCCAACTCTTGGGGACGTTTTGGCGTTCCTAGGTCGAGGATATCGAGTACGAGGGGGACTCATGCGTAAATACTCAGAAATGAGTAATCACGTACGACTCCTCCTTGTATTCTTAACTCAACCTGGGAGTCGCTTCGCGACCTCCGAGGGATGGTTGCCATGGTTGGCAAGCTCGGGTCTTAATCGACCTGAGTCCGGATCCGTGTCAGGAGTGCTTCGGGCCCTTCAGGGGTTGGTAGCGAGAGCTATCGATTCACGATGGAAACGAAGCCCTGCCCCCCTTTACCGAAAGGAGGCTGATACAGTCGCAACTTTAGGGTTCCACGAAAGTGGTCCTAATCCTGTGATTGCATCAACCCTGATGCAGCTCTTGGGCTTAGTTGATAAGAAACAAGCTAAGGCCTATGACGACGCACGGACGAGATTCAAAGCCTTGGAAGCATTCTTCCGCTTCCTTCCAGATGAGGCAACCCTACCAAAGGGTTACCCTAAATGGATGGTTGATGAAGCGATGGATCGACTCGTCGAAGCTGAACGATTCGGTTCGGCCGTTGCTCGTACTGGTTCTTTGTTAATCCGAAAGGAAGAAACGAAGATAATCCCAGTAGGGCGATGGCTGCACCGATTCATGATGCTTCGAGGGGCCGCCCACCGGGGTGCTCCACCTTCTACAGCATCCTAGCCACAAAATGCTCCCGTAGTCCTCAAAAGGACGATGTGGGTTGTTCTGGGCGTATCGGGCTACTGCGATGGCATCAAAGCAAGTTCCGGCGTGGTATGACTCATGTCGTACTGAGAGGTTAGGGACGGGATGTTGTCGTCATTGGTGCAAGACCAATTCAGAGAAACGGACCCATGTTGCCCTACCTCCTGAAGTACTAATTGCGCTACTTTCGACTCTTCCGTATCATACGGGTCGGCTACGATAATGGATAAAGCTCACGAAACCCTTAAGGGTAGTTCCCTTAAGACTTAAGTTTACCTTACTGCTTAGGAACGTGGAGGTCGAAAGACCAAAACGTTTCTTCCTAAGAATTTATACGCAGCTGAGCGCGATGGGACCCAAATAGGACCGAGTTCC